CTAGTCTTCATTTTTAATCTCAATTATGTACATTAATTCTTTATCTAACACATCCTTCTCTTGGTAAGGAGAATCGTACTTATATACGACTGCATCATCAAGATAAGTTCTTACTCCCTTCATGAAGCCATCTTGTAACACAGAGTTATCTGTTATGTAGGCTGCCAGGAAGAAGCCGTTTCGCTCCTGTGTATCTCCTAGGCCAACTGCACTGAAATGACTTCTGAAAGTAGTACCCTGCAACTCGTCGAATGAATACTGTATCATAAGTCTTTTCATCATTTCAAAAAATACTGCTACTTTAATTGCTTTCATATAAGTGACTTGACCGTGTTGTCGAGGGCTTGTTTTATTAATGTTTCATTGCTAAATCTACTATCGCAACGACAAATAGAAAAATTAATCCGTTTATTAAAAGAATGGTACCCATATCTACTTAAAATTAAAGAAGTCCTTAATCTGTTTCTTCTCGTCATCGCTGGCATTCAAGATGTCCTTCACTATGAAATCTGCAAGCGGAGCTAATACTGTATTCATAGCATCAATCAGTTCACCCTGCGCTCCAAGTTTAGAAAGGACACCTGCATATTCACAAAGAAATTCTTGTGATGAAATGAATCCCATTTCATAATTCTTTTTGATTTCCTTAATTTCTTTCATCTTTTTAAGATTTTAATTGGTTCAACATAATCTGTGGTTAGTCAAAATAACCACTCTTTCTATATGCAAAGGTACAAAAAAAATGTGATATATGCAAATATACCACACTTTATTTTAGTTAAAAATATTAAATTTAACTCACTGAGTATCAAAGAGTTATACGCTCTTGTAGATACTGCTTAATGTAATGATTTTTGTAGCTTCGCCGACTTTGTCAATCAGATTGGTTACGGCTTCATCCACTTCGCACAAAGCATTATACACATCGTTTGGGATATTTCCTGTCTCCAAATCATTACTACTCATTTTCCAAGTTTGGTTTAGCTGCCTTGCAGCATCCACCATTAATTTAATGTCCGTCATATTTCTAAATTTTAAATGAATATCCTACTAACTGCCTGGCAGAGCCATCCCATCATATAGCAAGGCTCTTCGTCTTTCAAGTCAATACCTAGTGATTCGCAGATATGAGTGACAACATGAAACATTTCGTGTGTGGCAGTATTCACGAACTCATATTCTGATGTGGTCCTGCTAATAGCAACCACACTCTTTCTACCTGCAAGATTGGAGTAGGTTAGCCCCGTGTTCGGTATTCCTCGTAAACAATGCTCCCTTGCGCTTTCGACTGCCTTTTCTGTGCAGCCAATCTGCACAAGGGAGTTGCATACCTCATCGGTATCTGCTGCTTTCAAACCGTAAAACACAAGAATCCTCCAATCATACTTCTCTAGATATATCTCTTGACTTATCATAAAATATCATCCCATGGAATGCCGATGCCATTATGGTTGCAGTCGGCATAGAATCTGTTAAAGATGAAGCCATCCTTCTGGTCGGTATCATCAACCATGTCTTTCACGAACAAAGCCATGTGAGCTTCGTCCTCGATGGAAGACTTATAGAAATCAGCCTTAATCATATTTGCCACATAGACATGATCATAGCCTACATTATTTTCAAGCGTCACTCCCTGCTTGGTAAGGATGGATTCAACCTTATCCTTATCCATGTATTCAACCTCCTCATCCTTTTTGGTGACTGGGTTGTATTTTCTCATCTGAGCGACTGCCCACTCGCAAGCCTTCTTGTTGAAGTGCCAGCCGTTATATCTCAGATATGCTATCATTCCTTCTGGCTTCATATCGTAAGCATCCAAAGGCATTCTACATTTTCCCATAGCTTTTTCTATTAAGGGTGGCAGGAGAAATCCCCACCACCGAATTAAACATTAGTAACGTCCACCACCACGGCGACCATAGTAGCGTCGCTCTCCATAGCGGTCTTCGTCGCGCCAATCGTCATCGTCCCACTTGTCACGATAGTCTGGCATTGGCATACGATTACCCATACGCTCACGCTTCAAACTATCCAAGCACTTCATAACCTTGCCACCTGCTCGAACCATTTCCTCGCAGTTGTCAACAAGCTCATCGAACTTGTTTTCCGTAATTTCTACCATATATCCCATAGCAATTACTTTTTAAAATTGTTACCGCTCAAAGCCTTAGACAGCATGGATTCAATATTGGATAGCGTTCCCTTCATGCCGCTGACCTCTGATTTGAGGTTACTGATGTCTTTTTCCTGCTGCTTTTCCTTAGCAATCTGTGGGTTGATTCTAGTGAGCATTTCCTCGCAGGAGCTTATGACTCCATTGTGGTAATCTACACTTTCCACGACTCCCTTTGAATGTCGCAACATAGCATCAATCTCGGCGCACATAGCTTCTCTGCTGTCACTGACAACAACACCTTCATTGCCGAAGTTCACTATCTGTGCCGTAGATGGCAGCTTTTCGAAATTGACCTGCTGGTCTTCTACTTGCACCTTAACATCAACGGTCGTCTCCAATGTCGGAGTCTGTCCTGGCACGTAGCTAGGATATTTCTGCTGAGGATTGCTGACCGATATTACTTGACCGATTCTTAGAGTCGGCTTTTCTCCTCCCTTGTCTAAGATGTAGAAGAGAGAAGACTGTCTTAGTCCTTGAAACATTTTCTTTCTCTTTTAAAGGGGCAGACTTTTCAGTCTGTCCCATAGTTAATACTCTGTTAGCCGCCTGTAGGCTGCTGAAACCCAAGCAGTCGGATAATACCGCTCTTCTTATTGATGTATGCCAAAGCCTCCGTAGTTTCAGAAACGCTAGCTCCCGTCACTGCATTTCCCGCATGATCAACAACTGGCACCTTTGTTGTACCGGAAGCTGTTCCGCTAGTGTTGGCAGTTCCGTTAACAGTGGTAGAGCCACTATTTGGAGTTACGATTGTGACAGGAAGTGTCGCACTTGCAGCGGCAACTCCTTGATGTATCTTCAAGAGTACAATGCACTCGCAAGGCAAAGCATTGTAGTAGCAAGGATTGATACCATAATCAACACTAGCATCTGTGACCTGTTGAGCATTTGTCTTCAGTTCATAGATACCTCCTACATCAATACGTTTGATTTGGTTTCTCTGACCGATTGGAATAAATGGATTGAATGGATATAAAGGGAACATAGTTACCTCCTTTCCTAACAACCGCATCCTACAGTTGAACGAGAAGCCGCTACATCACCTGCATAAGCTCCCATGGCGGCAGCAGTATAAACGTCCTTGTTGAATACTCCGTACTGAGGGTACTGAACACTGATGGTATTAGGTAACTTGCACTTGATACCAGCCACCTCCGCCTGCAGTGCAGCCAAAGCTGCATTTACTGGTGTGATGACCTGCGCCTGATAAGACTGCAAAGCCTGTGTCTGATGCTCGTTTGAAATCTGAGCAAGCAGAGCACTATTCTTCTCTCTCAAAGCATCGAGCTTATCCTGCATTGCCTGTGTCTGCATCTGATCCAACTTAGCCAAGATAGACTGATTGTTAGCATCTGCCTTGTCACGGAGCATCAAAGCATTGGCATTTGCCGTATCATTGATGGCGTGGGTCTGCTGACAGATAGACAACTTGAGGTTGCCATCCATAGCAGTTATGGCGTTGTTGGTCTTGCAGCAGCATTCTGCCAACTGAGTAGCGATGGCATTATTACCCTGCATGATAGCAGTCAAAATCTGATTAGCATTCATGCCCATCTGATTGCCGAGGTTGCAAATCTGCTGACCTAAGCCATTGATTGCAGCCATGACTGCATCACTTGATGTGTTGAGGGCTGTAGCCAAGCTCTGAACATCAAAACCATTGCGCTGAACTGCCTGCATGATAACGGCAGTATTGGCATCATTGTTAAGCATTGGCATAACGCCGCCCTGTCCGTTGGAACCCATGCAGCGATTACCTCCGAAGAGTCCCATACCATTATTGCCCATAAGGATGAACAACAAAAGGATAGCAAAGATGTCTTCACCCCAACCATTTCCGTTTCCACGGTTGTTCAAGAGTGCAATAAGACCTGGGTCAACACCCTGTCTCTGCATGAGTGCAGGAAGCATAGCCAAGATTCCATTAGAGCCTGTGCCGCTTGTGCCGCTCTCTGGATTGAACACGTAAGTTTTACTTTCCATATCCCGAATTTTTAATTTAACCTTAATATTTAACTAACACTATTTGTAACGTTACGTGTGCAAAGTTAGAAAATTGTTTTGAAATAAGCTATAAGACTATCATAGTTTTCGTTAGTGGCTCTGAATCAGTGGTTTATGGTGATAGTAGGTAGACTCATTTTTTATCCTCTTAGAACGGAAGAATTTACTTTGCAAACAAAAAGGGCGACCGCTCATCACGAATAGTCGCCCTAGTTATCCAAAAATAAATCTTAAAACCTTAATTAAACAACTTTTCTAAGAACATTTCTTTTTCTTCCTTGATATATATAATAAGTACATAACTATGAGTATAAAGCAGAACCAAAACATCTGCCCCGTTTTTAAGAATATCTTCTGCATACTTGACAGAGATTTCTCTTTTATAGAAGGAGCGTTAATCTTATAGAACTGAGAGGTACCAATCTTTGATAATGAGTCACATCTTTCTCTGTAATATATAAAGCTATCTTTGTATGCTTTATATGTACTGATGGTATCGAGTAGCATTCTTCGTTCCTTTTCAAATAAATAGTGACTCTCGTAATGAAAACGATCTTCACCAATCTTATTCCCTTGCGCATCATATCGGGTTGCTGTGCTATCTTTTACATAGCTGCTATCTTTTGTAGCCTTTTCTGTTTCTCGCTTTTGGATATGTTGCCATTGCTCGAAGGCATAAGACAATCGGGTAGTGAAGAGGGAATCGAACTTCTTTTCACTCTGCTTGTCTGTGATGAAGGTTTGTGCAGTTACTGCTCTAGGAGTACTGCACCCTAAGACAGAAACAAGCGCAAGACCTACCACTAGGGTAATGGTTGCCCATTTCCAAAATCTTATATCATACCATTTCATCATTTATTCAATTTTAGATTACCATACGTAATGTAGCTAAGTCTGCGAAGCCACCCTTTAAGAAAACCTTTCTGGTCACCGACTGCAATTCTCTTTAGATAAGCTTTTCTATCCTTCTTGAAGGCTTCGAATAGTCTTTCTCCATTGGATTTATTAATGGCATACAGCGTCTTATTACCGATGATACCATCTGCTGTGATACCTAATACAAGTTGCAGATGTTTTACCGCTTTGCTGACTCCGCTATTATAAGCGAAGTCTACTAGCATATTGGCTACGCTCTGATCCTGTATTTTATCTGCCTTGCAAGCATTCCAATAGTTCTGCTTGAAAACTCGATGAAAGTCTTCCTCAGTAAGGCGTTTTACATCTTCCTCGTTAAGGACACCATCACCATTCTTATCATACCCGACTCTCCTCCAGGTCGCAAGGGTGATGCCGTATTTTGTTGGACCGCCCTTATCTTTCTTGTTATTTGTGTATTTGTCCGTTTCCCAACTGAGGATAAACGGAACGAGTTTACTAGAATCAGCCATGTTTACTTCTCCTCCTCGCTATAATCATTTCTTTGAATAATGCAGCCAAATACAATAATGCTTACTATAATAGCTGCCACCATAATAATCGCTAACATCATATCTTTTCCTCCTTTTCCGTGTAATTTAGATAGTCTGACAAATATGGAAGCTTCTCGATAAATTTGAAGCGCATGAGATAATAGAGGAAACTCACTATATACCAAGGTGGTGTTCCCTTTCGGAAAATCTGTTTCAAGTTTTTAAGAATATTGCATCCGTAGAACCATAATACTAGGTACGAGATAAAGGAAACGCATTGGACCGAGCCTTCCATCTGTCCTTTGAATCGCCCGATTGCATATACTGCTGCGCAAAGAACGAAGAAAACGGTAGCGTGACCGATGCACACAACTGCTTTCTTCAACTCGAAGTTCTCTCCTTTTGCAATCATGCCACTAAGATAACCGAAAATAAAGTTGAGGGTGAAGACGATCATAAGCGAAGACAACTCGCCTTCAATCGGTTTAAGATAGGCGAGGAGTGCAAGAACTACGCCTACAACAATATCTTTAATTCTATCTGCCATACTATAACTATTTGATAATTAAACAATAACGCTGCAAATATACAACAAAATATTTAATCATCAAATAGATTTCACGAAAAAGTGCAAAACTTTATTCTAACATATAAAAAAGAGAGGCAATCACTTACCTCTCTTACTCAACTTGTAAGGAATACTTACATGTTCAACTATTATTTTCTCTTACTCTTAATGAAGTGCAGTATATCCCACTTCTTAAAATATCGGGTGTGCCCTCGCTTTTTGCATTCTCCGTTCGGAATGTCACCTCTAGCAACCATTCTATTCAATGTTGCATCAGAAACGTGAAGTTTCTCCTTGACCTCCTCGGTGCTCATCATAGGATTGAGCATATCTGGAATGATGTCACATAGTCTATCTAGGTCATCATCACTCATTCCGCAAGCGGTGACCTTCTCACCATTTCTCTGTTGCTCGTCAGCTTTAAAACAAGCATCACTCAGCGACTTAAAAGCCGTTCCGAGCATCTTATAATTCAATATCTTTCCCATTATGCACAGATTTTACGTCCTAACTTTGACCTGCTGATAAACAAATCAGTAAAAGAGTACAGATAGAATATTGCCGTTACTACCATGACTGTAAAACAAGAATCTACCATATCTTTGGTGGTATACCAGCTCCATTCCACAATGTGAGCCGCATTGATGCTTGCAAAGTAGAAGAATGGAATGCGGTATCTCCAACACAAGAAGAAAAATCGGCTTGCTAATATCAAAACCATTGGCAGGACGTACACCATAAAATATATGTAGAGATAGCAAGTTGCATTCTCCGCATAAGGGATGAACATTTCACGAGGATGCTGAGAGAATTCATAAATGCCGTATGCGTGAAAGCACATAAGCGTGATAGGAACGTACTTGCAAAACCATCTGAAAAATTTCAGAATCCTTCTACTATACCGATTACCATGTCTCATCAGCAAATCCATAACCTCACTGACATCTTTGTCTTTCAACCACTTTAATAGGTTGTCTTCGTCTTCTTTATTCATAAGCGTTGATTTTAATTAAATGATGGTGCAAAGATACACTCTTTTGCACAAAACCAGCGGAAATGAGAATATTTCTGTGTTAAACTTTATAAAAAGTAACAATCTGAAAGTAGATGGTTGCAAAAATAGCGTTAGAACGGCTTTCTTGCCAAATTCTAACGCTATTCCTATATCTACTTATCAGTGTTTATCCTATCACAACATCAAGGGTCTCCATATCAGCGAACTTCAAGCCGCAATCCTTAGCAGCCTTGAAAAGCTCTTTCTCTTCAACTGCCTCGATGGCTACCTCTACCTCGGCATTGGCAAGGTCTGAGAAGTACTTCTCTGTCTTCTGCTTCTGATTGAAGAAGTACTCATTGACCTCAGCGAACTTGGCTGAATCGTCCTTGGTGTATTCGTAGCCCTCATTGGCGTGCTTCTGCTCCAACTGCTGGCACTCCTGGAGCTTGCGCTGCATCTCCTCGAACTTATCGTCCTTCAAGCTCTGCTGCGCTTCCTCCACATCCTTGTCGTAGGTATCGGCTACTTGGCGCAGTGCCTTCATATTCTTCCAAACTCGCATAGCGGCATCATCGCTCATTGATGATGTCTTCAATGCCTTCAGTGTCTTGTAGGCTGCAACAGCCTCGATTGTCTTAATCTTCTTCATAATTGTTTCTTTATTTTTATGTTTAAACTTAATTCATTTTCTCATTTAGCCTTGCATTTACGAATTAGATAGCAAAGGTATCTGGTCAACAAATGTATTTGCTGCGTAAAGCATGGCTTTATAACTTTTCCCTTCCAGTAAGGCATAGCTACCTATATCAACTGTGATAATCTCATTAGGCGCAATATCTTTGTTGGTTACAGCCCTATACTCGCCAAATTGGAAAGCAGTCGTTTGAGTACTTGTAGAGAACCTAATATCAATATAGATTCTTTTATATGTCGTAGAACCAACATTCTTCAATGTAACCTTTTGGGTTAATGCCTGATAACTTAACTTCAAGTCTCGCAAGTAAGCATTCTGAGTTGTTTCTATTATCACTTCGTTTGGTACTGCTGTAGGAATTGGATACCAACTTCCTGCTACAAAATTAGGCCTGTTACTGTTGTCATACTTAGCCGTGGAAAGAAAAGGAATGGCAACGTAAGTTCCTGTAGCTAAATTAGAACCATTTCCACCGATTTGCACCTGAAAATTACCATTGCTTACAGTGTTTGATTCTGTCCTAAAATAAACAGGTTTCCCACTTTTGAACAGAGCGAAGCCGAAATAACAATCTTTCGTTATACCAATATCTTCGAGGTTAACTCTATCATCCTCACCTACGGAAGGCTGACGGAATCCACAAGACCCCGACACACCTCCATTGGTTGTTGCCCTTGCTGTAGCAAGAAAACCAAAAATTGGACTAGTAGCTCTACTATTGTATCCCCTAAAATCACCCAAGCGATAAGGCTCTGCACTTCCTCCCGAAGGTCTCTCATACGAATATCCGTTATCGTGATTTTCGTCACCATCTATAAAATAAGCATTGTACAAAGACTCTAGAGTGTTATAGCTTGGAACAGAAATTCCATAGTTCCCGTCCCTAGCCTTATACCAATTATCGGGAAAAGGTGAAGGGTAACAGGTTGGTTTGTATTTTGCCCACATATTTATCTTGGCGGACTTGCACAATGTAGCCAAATCATTACTTGATTCTCCCAGCACCGACTTAACATCATCGATGGATATGGGGGGGTAATCTTTCCGTTATTTACACTCATATTTCTTTCTTTTTTATCGTTATACTTTTTTTATATCTACTACATATCGAGCATAATATCACTTAATGGGAAAAGACCCTTTACAACCCAAGTGCCATTTGCTATCACGTATATCTTATACGATTTTCCACTTGTAAGATTTGTGAATCTGACAGTCTTTGTTTCACCTGCATTCATCGTTCCTACCGTATTCACATACTCTCCTACGACCATACTCTGTCCCTTGGACGGGTCGGTCTGATATACGCAATATACAGCAACATTTTCTACTGTAGTGGCGTTATTCTTCATCTTCAGCGTTACGATGATTCTACCAAGCTTCTGCTCTGCCGTAATCTGTGCGAAGTTTCCAGCCACGGCTTGTGACTGGCTGATGATGGAGAGCTGCTTGCCTCCTGCGAGGTTTGGGATGACGTAACAAGTCATCTGATGAATGGTGTGGTCACTGGAGTAGTTGAATGAGCAGAACATCGGGAAGGCAAGGTAATCGCCTACCTGAAGGGCGTTCTTGGGCAGCGGCACGGTGAATGTGCCCACGCTGGATGCCGTGGTGATGTACATAAGAGTGGACTTGCTCTTGTCAGTGATGATGTAGCCGAAGTACTTATCCTTGAATGCGGCGAAATCGAAATAGCTTATCTGTAAGCCATCTGCCGATACGATATTGTGTTCCGTGAGTATCTGATTGGTATCACTATCACGGATGAACACGTTGGTGGATAGATAATCCTTCACCTCGGGATTGGCATTATGAAAGTAGCCTCTGAAATCACCCAAGCGGAATGGCGCAGACGCACCGCCAGTAGGCTTGTTATATAAGGTGGCATATCCATTATTTACCTTCGAGTATTCCGCTACAAGGTCTTTCCAGTTGCTCTTGCCGTTTTCTGCCGTAATATTGATGCCGTAGTTGCCATCCTTCGCCTTATACCAATCATCGGGAAAGGGTGATGGAAATACAGTAGGCTTGTACTTCGCCCAGACGTTAATTTTCGATGATGTGCATAGGTCTGCCAAGGTACTGCTGCGGGTCATTCCGAGACAATCCGCAACATCATCCACGCTCACTGGAGCAGTGATTTTGTTATTAGATAGAGCCATACGCTTAATCTTTAAAACTTAAAACACTAGGCAAGGCAGCTCTATAAGAGCCACCCTGCGTTAATACTTACTCTGCTGCCTCGCTAGCCATATTGGTAGCGATAGCGGAATCAACCTCCGCAATCAATGCTGACACCTCACTGAGCTTGCTCTGAGGGATGCCGCTGATGTTGTAGGTCAGCTCGCTGCCGTTGGAGCTGGCATTGGCATTGCCGAGATAGTTACCATTTGCATCACCATAGATACTCATGTTGATGCTGTCGATGTTGCCACCAGTCTTGTCAACATTGTAGGTGATTTCTACTCGATAGCCGTCCTTTGTGTAAGTGGCGGTTGTCTGTTCACTCTTCTTGTTAATCTTTAAATTCTCCATTTTCTTAACTAATTTAATAAATTAATATTCTTGTTATCTAATCTCTTCTTGTTGCAGTCTTTCTTATCTCCACTCAATCGCTGAACCTCTGATTCGAGGAAGACCACCCGAGCCTTCAACCTGCTGACCTCATCGCCCACCTGCTCGATAGCACCAAATGCCGTTGCAATCAGCTTCGGAGACCAGTAGTTTATCTTGTAGTAGCCCTTCTCGTCCGTCTCCACGATGTCCTTTAAGTGAGGGTTGCACAAGACGTGTTGGGCAATCCAACCGATAGACCTTGTATTGTCCTTCTTCCAAGCAAAGCCATAAGTGCCACCCATCGCCTTGATGATACCCAAGTAGTCCAGCTTCCGCAAATCCTGCTTCAAGCGGATGTCAGAAGATTGATAAGCTGTAACTCCACCTTTAGCAAGACAATTACCACCGATAGTAGTATTACCACCGATAGTAGTAGTACCAGCAACATTAATGTTACTAAAATGAGCATTACCGCTTTGATATATATACCAATAATTAGAACCATTATGACTACATATATCTTGAACTTTCACCCAATTACTATTATTAGCATTACCTAAATATAAATCACCACCACTACCTCCAATTCTAGCTCCACTATCAGGAGTTATGGTTGTAATACCTGGAAATTTAAGTGTACCATTACTTCTTTTATTAGAATAATATGTAAATACAGTTCCATCGGCTATACCTAAATATATAGCATTAGCAACAGTATCATATTTAAGACCAGCCCAATCACTATACTCCCAGTCGACTGCTCCAAAACGAATAGCAGCACCAGTATTAAATACTACTTGGTCTTTTATAGCTGATATACGAGCATTAGCATTTACATTATTATTTAATATTATAGCTCCGTTTTCAGAATCACTATTGTTTATATATATAGTTCCATTAACATTACCAGTACCATCAAAACTTTGACCCCAAATAGTTCTTGCTGTTGCAAGTTTGGTTGCAGAAGCTACATTATCAGAAATTAACGCTAATGTACCATTATGCGATGGCAAATAAACTGAATTTCCATAATTACCAGTAGTTTGTAATCTAGTAGAAAAATCATGTTTACCGCTATTATCATTATGAAAGTCAATATATTTACCTACTTCCATTACTCCATCGTTTTCTATACTAGGTATATGTCCATAGGGTGCAACATTACTGCCATTAACTTGATAACCATCAACAGTATCAGCATTGCCAGCACTACTAGCATAATTAACACTAATATTACTAACACTTTTAGTTGTTCCACCAACTGTTATACTAATTCCTTTATTAGAATTAGATAGAGCAGTAAGAAGTCCGTTAGCATGAATACCATCTACTGTATCTGCATTACCTCCATTTGCGGGAAGAGTAGTAGGTATTTGACTAGTTAAAGCTAAAGTACCTGTAGCTCTAGGAACAGTTATATCGTATACTATAGTTTCTGCACTAGAATTTGTATTATACCATCTAAAATGAATTTGCTCATTTAAAGCATCATCACCTACTGCTATTTCTAAAGTTCCAACATTTGAAGTAGTTTCTAAATGTCTAATCCATCCACTATCACTATTTGAATTACTATTATATGGGTCAGCAAATGCTATACCATTAGAATAAAGAATCGTTCCACGGCATGTAGAATTAAATGTTAATCCGCTAGGCATACCTGCTACAAGAGTAAGTCTATTATTATTACCTCCAGCAGTACCTACACCTTGAATCCAAATACGCTTGTTATTCATAACAAGTTGTTTATCAAGGTTTATATTTGTATTATCAAACCATAGCTTAGCAGCTTTAGTTTCATCACTATTATATATTGCTATACCACTTACATTGCCATTATTGGCAGATTTAATACAAAACGTACCACTAATATTGTTGTTACCAATATAAACATCGTCTCCTACTAAATACCAAGTTTTATTAGCAAATTTAGGATAACGACTATCACTAAGTCTACTATCATTAATAGTAACATAGTTTGCTAAACTTTGATGAGAAGTAAGATAAGTTCCTAAATCTACAGCAGTTCCACCAGTAGCTGCAATAGTTTTAGTAACACCGTTAATCTTAACACTATGTGTATGACTAGTTGCCGACTTACCACTAAGAAGTGAATCTACACTACTTTTGGTATAATAGTTAGCAAGACTTTGGTGAGAAGTTAAAAATGTAGCACCTTTAGTAAATGTAATACCCTTTCCGCTTTTAGATACAGACGTGATAGCATTCCCACTTCCACTTACAGATATTGCATTAACGTAACCATCAAGTGACTGATGACTAGTTAAGAACGTACTACCTTTAACTACGCTGATAGTAGTACCATTCTTGGTGACAGACGTAACCGCATTACCGCTACCGCTGACAGAAATAGCAGTAGCACTACCACCTTCCAAGCTGGAGATACGAGAATCAAGAGCCTTGATGGAGTAGGCAGAGGCAATCTCACTCAGCGATTCTGATGTAAGCTTCAAGGCATTTGAATAACTCTTCACACTGCCGTTCAAGCCGCCACCACTGGATGATGATGTCCCAACACCATAGGCAGAAACACCACCACTAGTATAGAGGTTTGCCACCTCGTTAGTCGTAGTGTTCGTAATCTTCAACGCCTTATTGGTTGCATCATACTCCATCTTTATGTTGCCGATGGAGATGTACTTTCCGTCAGGCACGATGATACTTCCGTTAATATCGGCAGTACCGTTAAACGAGTTACCCCAAAGCTTGTGAGTATTCGTGAGCTGAAGAGCCTTTTTCGCTGAACCGCTTGTAAAGTAGCCCTGCAAGGTGGTGATACTCGTCTTGTTGGTGGATATGCCCGAAGCGTTCACCCCTTCTGCCTTTTTCGCTCTTGTTACTTCGTCAGATATAGACTTATTGATTCCATCAACGATACCACTTAAAGTGTCTGTCTGCGCAATATTGGCGAGGAAGCTCACCACCTCGTTCCACTTATTGATAATTCCGTCCGCAGTCTCCTCGTCAGTAGTCATAAGGGCGTACCAATCATAGGCACTATCCCAATGAGTTACCTTCGCAGATGAAATGCCGTCCAACACAGACTTATTGCTATGAGTATGCTTTGCTGATACCGCACCATCCCAAGCCGTCTGCTTTGTCGTTGTTGGAATTGAATATCCAGAAGCAAAAGTAACAGCAAATGTGCCGCTTGTTGTGATGGTCTTTGTTGCGCACGCCAAACCTGTAGGGAGGGTAAGAGCCACTGATGTAACAGTACCCTTATTGGTAGTATAGCCCTTTGCATCAATCTCCGCTTTGGTATAATAGCTTGCGAGAGACTGATGAGCAGTCAGATACCCAGCATCGTTGGTAAGCTGGCTTACCTTCGTGATGCGGTCAGTGATTTCTGACCACTTGTGGGTATGCGCACTAGGTGCGAATGTTGATGGTTTACCCGTAATGTTATTCCAAGAGAGATTCAGACCGCCAAGTTCTGTGGCTATGTTGTCAATTCGGCTGCTGAGAGCCTTGATAGCATAGGCATTCGGAATACTAGTCAAGTCTGCATCCGTATAGCTTCCTTCTAAGATTCTCGCATAGCTGATTACGCTTGCAATCAAGCCGCCACCACCCGTGGTAGATGCTCCTGCTCCGTATGCCGTGATACCGCCTGTGGCATAGAGATTACCATCAATCTTGATAGCCTTGTTTGTGGAATCATACGTGAGCTTAATGCCATGGAAGGAGATTGTGCCCTCGAATGTAGCATCGCCCGATACGCCAAGTTTAGAGAATGGAGCATTTGGCTTCAAAGACACAAGGTCGGCAACGCTCGTTCCTGCACTTCCTTCCTTCCAAGTCGGCTCGAAGAAGATGAGGTATGCGCCAAGATTCTTTTCGCTGATGATAAACGATGTAGGATCTGCGTGAACCTTTCCGCTCACGTCCCACCATATAGCCCCGTTTGCAAGGTAGCCAGAGCCATCGAAGCGGATGAGGGAGGTTGCAGGGGTAAGATTTCCGCTATTATAGTCCTTATCCACCATCTGACCGCCCCACCATGTTGCGATGCTCTTCTGTCCTCTGTTCGGGTCTATTGCTCCGTTGATACCGCTCTGAACGTTTCCGTCTCCGTCTCTCAGCGCAAGGAGCGTTGTCATTACAAGACCACCGTCAATATCTGTAGTCTGACCGAGCGCATCCTTGAGATACTTGTAACCTGCGAGGTCTGTGATATTCTGCTTCAAGTCACCATATATCTTGCTAGTGATATAGGCGTTTGCCAAGCCAAGTTTGTCATAGAATGCGCTGTATGCGGACTGAAAGTTGGTGAACTTCGTTCCCACGGCTGAGACGATAGTAGCCTTGCCGTTGGTATCAGCCTTATTGTAATTTGTAGATATATCTGAGAGATACGTAACGAGTTCCGTTTTGGCACTCGTGAGGGTAGCAAAAGCGGTGTTGAGGTCGGTGAGTTCCTTGGTGTCCTTCAGTACCTCTGCGTTCTTCACCTCATTGTATGACTTCTGTGCTGCCGCAAAATCATCCTCAAGTCGCTTAGAATCCTGCGCCATTGCTGCAATCTCGGAAGGCTCTAGGTAGCCATCGGTAACATAATTATCGAATTCCTTCTTATTATCAGTGACCGTCTTTCCGAGGTTCTTAATGTCCGTCTGTGCGGTCAGTGCCGCCTTCTGAGCATCTTCTGCTTCCTTTTTGGCTGCGTTGGCAACGGTATCATCGGTGTATTTAGATGCTTTAATCCAATCACCGATGGCGAACTGAGAACCTGCTGCCTTGTTGGTCTGACAGCGCAATACCTCATTCTTGTAGGTACTGCCGTCAGAAGGATAAGTGGCATTAACCCATATATCGCCAACCTGATAAGGTGTCGTAGGCTGAACGCTGAACACCTTCATCTTCCCGTTTGCGGTCTCCTGTGCCATTCTTGCATCGGAAAGAGCTTTGGCGATGTCGGTATCTGTAATGAGAGTCCACTTATAGGTGTTGCTATCCTTGGCAAAGCGGTATGCCTTGCCCGTCTTTTCTTCGTAGTAAAGGTCGCCAAGATGGATTTCTTTATCCTTATCGGTCTTCCAACTGATGGCTGGGGCATTCTCCAAGGTAGGCACACCCTCATAGAACCACGTTTCGATAGCACCATCCACCTGATTCTGCAATTCGCCAATCTTCTTGAAATACTGAGACAATTCCTTGCCATCCACAGTGGATTTAGCGGAAATCTTAGCCTTAACAGACATTTGCTTAGTGCTGCTATCATATCTGATATAAGAGCTGCCCTCATAGCCATTCTCCTTTGTAGGTCTATCGCCTACATACATATCACCATAGACGTTGAAGAATGCCTTGTTATTCTGCTTATTCACACCATATTCCACGTACTCCCTATTGGCAAAGGAATAGCTGTTGATGCCGTGATAGAGGCTGATGGATGGCGAATAGGTATCTACCGCCGAGAAGATAAGGCAGTTCTGACGTTCTATATCGGTTCTATTACCGCACTGGTTGAGCACATCACCTTTAGCAGGTACGTTGCTTGCCGTAGCGCAATCGGTATCAGAGAGGTCGATATAATGATACTTCTTTCCTTCCAGCTCTACAGGGTCTTCATCACGACCGATTACCAATCGCCAATAGAAGTGATTGCCAGCCTTGTGATAAGTGCCCTTGCGAACATTGAATGATTCCGAGCGCACTTGGTCGTTAACCGCGAAGTCGTTATCTACCTCATCACCATCCTGCTCTGCTAAGAAATAGCAACGATAAGCCTTCTGTGACACATTATTATATGTCACAGTAACCTCTTCTACCTTATGAGCCACCACACCGCCAGCAGGAGAGATTATCTCCTTACCGCCAATGGTGGATGTTTTATTGATGACCAGCTCCTCGAAGATAGCCTTCATTCTTACCTCCAAGTAATCTGTGATGAGGTGCGAACGACCTTCTGCGTCTGGAGTCCACGAGCCTCCGTTCTCATTGTTGGAGTTACCGACATGCAACCCACTAAAGAACTTCTGCACCTTTTCCCAAGTGATAGTTCCTTTTGCGGTGTTATCCAGCAGCCTAGATATAAACTCCATCCTAGAGCGTCTAGCAGAATAAACGTTACTATCGGATGCAGGAGTGGTATCGTTCATGCCAATTACATAGACACCTCCACCATTACCGCTTCCAGTGCCGCCTATCTGCATTCCATTCACCTTGATGGAATCAACCTTGTCTTCCAACTTACCCAACCGGCTAGTAGCTGCCTTTTCGCCAACCGTGTACTGAGGGTGGTCGTAAGGGATATCCAAAGGTATCTCCATTCCGATGATACGAGAGTTTCGGTAGTGCTTGCCATCCGCAGCCACCTGCGCAAACATATCATTAATCAGCTTTACCTGTTCACCGAGAGGATGGTAATCGTATATTCCATCATTGTAGAACTTGTCGCCATCCATCGTGCAGGTGAAGTTTGAATTGCTGATCATGGTCTTCTGATAGTACTGCTTCGCTCTATCGAACAGAGATAATTGAGCAGTAGGGATGAGGTCCGTATCTGTAATCTTGGTTGCGTCCCAATTGAACAGGAAGAACCTATCACCTTCCTTCGGACACATGACACTATCGGGAAGAGTTCTTCCGTAAGTGTCATTAGCCACTATCTCGAAAAAGTTCTCCTTGTCGATAATCTTGAAACTAACATCGAACTCCATACCCATGAGGGCACCGCTAGTGAACTTGATACCTAGAGTGAGGTTGCTCTTTATCCAACTAGCTTCAAAGCTTTCAGCGAAGGAGTCCGTTGAACCAATCTGCCAAAACGTCTGTGTAGTCTTAGTTCCATCATCGTTATCAACAGTGCTATCGTAGGTCTTGATTCTGCTCACCCTGCATTCAACCTTCGGGTATTCTTCCTCGAACATCACGACACCTTCGATAGCCTGCTTGTCGTTCTTCACGACATTCACATTCTCCAGGTAGCCATCCTTGGCATAGAAACCATCACTATCTACTTCCTTGTTAGGGAGCATGAGGTAATCGGTAGCTACACCATCGGTGGTGACGTCCGCATCGGCACCAGTGAAATATCCCTTCGGAATATTTCTGTCTGAGCCGAATGCGTACAGTCTCGTAATATAAGTTGACTTAGATTCCGAATAGGACATAGACAGAACATTAACATCCTGTTCGAATGTTGTCTGCCCTTCCATTTCGCAATATCCAAGGTATATAATAGAGCCATCTATCCACCACTCGCAGTTGAGTGCGTCTTCAGAACAGATGGCGTTGAGAGCATCGAGAATGCTGATAGAGCCGTACTCTATCAAGAATCTCTTCTGAACATCGAAAGCCTTGTTGTTGTACGTAGTGTAGTCAACAGAGAAATCCTCGCCATTATACGTAAGACCTAGTGCCTTTAGGTTGCCGAGTATAACGTTCATGTGTACACCTACAGTTGTGGTGAGGTTGAAGGAGGTCTCGTTGGCTCCGTGCTGAGGGCGATACTTGCAAATCTTATTCTTCCAAGACATATAGTAGGCATCCATCTGCATTTCGTAGTCGTAGCCATCACTATCATTGTGCTTAGGGAAGTATGATGATGTAAGCTCAAAGTAGCCGAAGTCGGGAATCTCTACGGAGTCCCCAATCTCGAAATAGATAGGAGTAGCCGTAGTGAACTTCAAGATGATGTAGTGGTGGTCCATAAGCTGATATGACAGCTTAGAACCCTCACCGAAGTCCTCTAATGTGAAGAATACCTTGTTATTTCTCTTAATCTGAATCATTAGCTTGTATATTTACTTGTTTCACCTCTGTCACTAGGGTCTGGCTCGTTGAGCTTTAGGCTGAACTTTGCCATTTCCCGAATGCACTGACTAAACTGAGTGCAGGAGAGATAGATGCACCGATACCACACATTAGGCTGGAATCGGGTGCGGATAACCAACTCTCCCTTGGCAAGAACCTCCTCGCAGAACCTAGCATAGTTCGTCAAGAACGTATCTGAGTCATTGGCGGTCATATTGAACGGCAGCGTTATCTCCCTCTCATCCAATCTAGGATTGTGCTTGATAACCGACTTTCCGTCCTTTGAGCGATACTTGTTGCTGATGAACTCCTTGTTTGGTGCAGGGGTCATGAGCGCACTGAGGGCAGTTTCGTCTAGGAAGATGCCCCACGTAAGGTAGGCATCATTACCATTTATGTAAAGTTGTCCTTTAAGCATAACTATTTAATCATTAAATAACCTCATAGGCTTCGCTGTGAGCCGCTTTTTCTATTGTTGAGTATAGTTGTAAGGGTTGACGAGCGAAAAGCCTATAGAGGTCAAATATCCTTTAATCTTCTGTTCATGTCATCCAGCTTAGTTCCGAAGTCATTGTAGGTGAGCTTTGAATACTTCACGATGTCTTCGAGATAGCTGTTTGTCATAATCATCATATTTCTAATCTCCAATACTGCGCCATTGGTTGAGATTCCGAGTGTAACGATGCTCTCCATCTGTGATATGGTGGTAGTCATGTTCTGAGCGATTGACTCTCCTGCAATCTGCAGGGCGGTGAAGCGACCATTCAGCTCGTCCGCGGTATCTTGCCCCATAGATGCCCATCCTCCGCTTGTTGCGGTCTGTGATGAGGATGAGGAACCAGTGTAGCCTGTTACCTTTGCCCACTCGTCGCGTCTCTTCAGACCTTCCTGGACTATATCATCGTAACGCTTGTAGAATGCATCTACATCTTCTTTGGTTAGCTTTCCGTTTTTATCCTTCATAGCCTTTGCCCAATCATCGTAGAGTTTCTTCAAGTCTCCATTGATAATGTCTTCCATACTGAAAGAGAGAAGGGACTTCTGCATCTTTTCTGCGAAATCATCTGCCATTTCGCTAGCAAAGTCGCTACCATCCTTCTTCATGTCCATAAGGTCCGTCAAAAAGCTATCTCTAATTCCACTGAAGGAAATCTGAGTAAGGTTCTCCTTGAACTGCTCTGACAACTCTTCCAGCTTGCCTGCTTGGTCTATGTAGTCATTCAACTTCTCCGTCAGACGCCCACCATAGTTACCCTTTCCTGTGTTCTCGATATGCTCCCAAATGGCAACGTTGCCACGGAGGAGCTTCATTTCCTCTGGGCTGAGGGAGAAGAGGTCGCCATTGAAGTCTGATTTGACGTTCTTCTTGATCCAATCCATCTCGTCACTACCGAAGCCGCCCCAATAAGCGTTCCATGAGTGGTGCGAACCATGATAGCTTGCCTGCGCCTTTGCGATGTCGAGGTAGTTCTGATTGGTCTCCTGCTGATTCTTATAGGCTTGCTCGTAGTATGAGGTTGCCTTGGAACCATAGGAGTTTTCCATTGCGTCAGTCAAATCCTCGATGGATTGCTGCAAGAGGGTATTTCTGTCCGTCAGTCTTTCGATGGTATCATTGACCTTCTTTGCATTTCCATCTCCACCGAACAGACTATTAAAGCCACCGAATGAAAGCGTGTTGAGGATATGAGAAACGTTGTTCCCGATACTCTTCAATGGCTTCATAACGATGTCACCCGATAGAGCATCATCGAGGATGCCCGTTACTGCGCCAAAGACCGTGTCCATGAGGTTGCTGATGAGTGTTCCGAAGCCATCTTTCAGAATATCGAGGATGCCGAGTATTGCGGAGATTATTTCACCTGCCATACCGTTATCTCCTAAAGCTTTCGTCAGAGATTTGGCTGCGTCACTATCTTTACCGAGCAACCCTTGGATGCCCTTTGCTAGAGTGTTAGCGACGTCCTTCTGCATAGTGCCACCGAAAAGCTTGTCAAGCCCTAGAATAGAGTTTCCTATGCCTTTGAGTGACCCAGATGTGAGACCCTGCAAACCATTTTCAAGCTGCTGAAACTGAGAAACTGCCTTCTGTGCAGATGTCTGCAAGTCTGATGATGCCTTCTGAACTGATGAACCGAACTCCAAAACGTTGTTAGATGCGGTAGCAAGTACGCCCTGCGCTCTAGATAGGTTGGCTTCAGCCTTGTTGATACTTGTCTTGTCACCGCTCTTCTTAGCCTTAGCGAGGTCTTCCTGCGCCTTGGTGACAGCTTTTGTGGCTTCAATCTCTCGCTCCTGTGCATCAATATAGCCCTGCATTGCTGACTGATAGGAGTTGATGTCGTCAGAGACTTTCTTAAAGATGTCACTATTCCAGATGGTGGCAGAGCCTTGTAGCTTGGAGATAAGTTCCTGTATGGTCTTCTGCTCATTAACATCTGTTGTACTCTTTGAAAGCTCTTGCAGCTTCTCAATAGTTGGTTCCAGTTGGTCCTTGAACATAGCACCGAAGTCTCCGAAGATACTTCCCCAATCGATGTTCTGTCTGATGGCATTTATCTCGATGGTTTGGAGGTCCTTCTTTCTCTGCTGCTGAAGGGAGAGCTTCTCGCCTTTCGTCTGAGCCTTGGCAATCTTCTCTTCGTACTCCTCGGCAATGGCTTGCTTTTGCTGATAGAGTGAACCATACTCCTTCAAGTAGTCGCGCATAGAGGTGAGTGCTTCCCTGTTGACCTCATCAAGCTTCTTGTTATACTCTTGGGTAGCGAGGTCTCTAGCCTTATTTAGGGCATTGGACTGAGCAGAGGTAAGGGTTACTTTCTTGCCAGCTTCCTTGTTTTTCTTCTTGAACTCTGCTTCCTGCTTGTCAATCTCGGCTTTGCGCTTGGCATAGTCGTTCTTGATTTCAGCAATCTTCTTCTCCGTGCCTTCCTGCATCTGAGATATATCGGTGTCGATATTTTCCTGCTGCAGCTGCTTCAAGTCCTCATTCAGTTCCTCCTGGGCCTTCTTGCGGTCTTCTGCCTGCTTCTTGGCATCGGCGGATGCTTTCTTGGCTTTGGCAGCGTTCTTCTTGGCATTGGCTTCTGCCTCTTCCTTCTCACGGTGTTTCCTCTTGGCATTGTCATCTGCCTTGGTCTGCTTGGTGTTCGCCGCATTGGTGTAATCCCATCCTCGCTGGGCAATATCGTTTGTTGACATCCATTTTCCATTGACTAGCGCACCAGACTTCTTGTTGTTTGCAAGGTCGCGTGCCAGAGCAGAGAAGTATTTACCTAAGCGTCCCAGTTCCGGAATATTCATATTCTGCATCCACGATGGTATCTTGGCATCGAAGTTAACGTGGAAGTTGATGTTGTTCTCGGAATAGTTCTGCATGAACTCCTTGACACGGTTGTAGAGAACGTGTACATCCTCGCCGGCACCCTGGAGTTGTTTCTGCAAAGCATTTATCCTATTCTTGGTAGATGTGGCCTTATTTCCGAAATCCTCGGTAGCATCTGCCGCCCGGTTGATATTATCTGCCTCTTCACTATGCAGTTTCTTTGCAGCTCGAAGTTCGTAGAGATAACCAATCAATGCCTTCCTGGCATCGCTTGTCTTGTCTCCTGTAAAACCGAAAGCATTAGCAAGCTTTTCAGATTCGGATATCAAAGAAGCCTCTAACTGATTGTATTGCTTCAGATAGGTCTGATACTCCTTGGAGTGCTCATTCAAGCCAGCCATCTTCTGTGTTAGGTCATCAAACTGCTTGATAACCGAGTCAGATACGATGTTCTGTATGCCGACGGCTATACCGCTGCTAGAGGTTCCATAATCCTTCAACTTACCCAAAAGGGCTTGCTGAGCGCTATCAACACGGTTGTTGTATTCTTCATTAGCCTTGGAGATTGCATTGGCTCTGTTGCGCTCTGTAGCCTCCAGCTTGATTTGCTCGACGAGTTCTTTAGATTTATCTATCTCCTGCTGCTTAACATCCACAAGGTTGCTCTCGTCTTCCTTGATCTTGTCAATAGCAATTCCGTAGTTGTCATAGATGTTTGACAGCTCCTTGATGGTGTCCTTGTAAACCTTGGAGCCTTCCTTTGCAGTCTTCAGAATGGAGATTAGCGACTCGACCTTGCTTGATGCCTCATTAGCGCTCTCTGTAAATTTGGAAGTCTTGGTGGCGGCATCCTCAGCGCTATTGCCGAAAAGATTGAACATCGTGACTCCAGCTGCTACTGCACCAAGAACCAGACCGAGAACATTTGAAGAAGAGACCAAATTGAACAGAGCCATGGCATCCTTGGCGGTTGTGATAGACTTCGCTAAAGACAAGAATGCTTTCGCACTCTCCCAAGCTACCTGTGCCTTAGATATTGCTATCATCGATATCACCGCAGCCTTGTATGCGCCATACGCTGCAACGACAGTCATAAGCACCTTGCCTACTGTATCCCAATTCTCAATGAGGGTGGAAACGACTCCCAATCCGGTATTGATAACACCCTCCTGGGATTTACCTATCTCGTTGAACTTCTTCTCAATGGCATCCTTAATGTTGCTTATCTGACCGATAATAGTCTTGGACTGAGCCTCCATCAATCCACCGAACTTGCTACCCTCGGCGGTCATACTCTGCATTGCCTGGATGAAGATGTCACTGGTAACCTTACCTGCCTTGATTTGCTTCTGTACCTCTTCGATGGCGTTGGTAACGTCAAGCCCCATAACCTTGGCTATCTCATCTGCGATAGGAATACCTCGGTTGAGGAACTGGTACAAGTCCATTGTGTCCATCTTACCCTTGGCGATGGTGGTGCCGTAAAGCATCACGAGGTCTTTAAGGTTCATACCCATACCTGCTGCAACGTCTCCCAATCCGATAAGCGTCTTGTTGACATCCTCGGCCGCTACGTTGAACGCAAGGAGCTGCTTGGCTCCCTCTGTAACGTCTTCGACCCCGAAAGGTGTCACGGCTGCCGTGCGGATCAACTGCTTCATGAGAGCATCAGCTTTCTCCTCAGACTGCAACATCGTCTTGAATGCCATTTCTGTCTGCTGGAACTGACCGCGGACCTGCATCATCTGATTGACGAACTTGCCAATGCTCCAACCGCCAATGGCAATGTTCATACTGTTCTGTATATTCGAGATTACATCGTCAATAGAATTTCCGTCCTTCTCAACCATCTTAGCAGTCTGATGAACTGCGTTCTGAATGTCTCGAAAACCGGAAACGACCTTGGCTGTCTCGACTATTGTATCGAATTTAATGCTTGGCATAATGTTCTATTTTTCCTTGAATTTATACTCTGTTATAAAGAATCGCCGGGGAAACACCAAATATGAGTGTTCGATATGGGAACTTTACGTGCGTGCGCAGGAAGACTTCGGTTAAATCTCGGTCTCGGACTCTATCACCGCCTTCATTACCGCCTCCTTGTTGTTGCCATCGATGACCTCTTCCCCTGCTGCCGGTATATGGGCTTTCTTCCTCTCCTCGTCAGACAGATAGATTGAAGTAATCTTGTCTTTAAGCATGAGAGTCAGGTTGTTATACGATATTCCCCATACCACGTAATCGAAAGTCCATCCGTATCTTTCGCAAGCAGCATCTATTAGAGTTCCCCATATTGTCTTGCCCCCGAATATAAAGCTATTCTCCGACTTCTTTGCTGCGTTGACTTTTGCCATACGCTTCGCTTCTTCTTCCATTCCTGTTTCTTTGGCTATTGTCTGGTATGAGTTAGCCTTAAGGATGATGATGAGAAGAGTGGCTATATCCTCGTTGGAGCATTCTTTAAAGATTAGCTCCGTCTGCTTGCTTACGCATTTGGAGTCTAGTATTTCGTTCTTTGTATTGAGTGAGTGATATGCAATCAATCTGCAGCATGTCTCCCTTTTGGTGTTTGCAACTCGCAATGCTTCCAAGAATGGATCAGCTTGAAGTAACTCTTTGTCTAGCTCCAAGCTATCTACCAACTGCGACGTTAGGTACATCATGCCCAGTGTAGTAGGGTAGATGTTAACGTGAGCGTGCTCAGTATCAAAGCCTATCGGCATATCTGTGAGCGTATTCGATATAATGATTCCTAACTCTTCCATATCACTCGAATTTAAATTGTTGGCACCCAAGGCAGGACTCGAACCTGCGTCTTTCAACCAGCTTTTGAAGACCCTGGATTTTTTTGCATGCGACGGACTATTTGGTCTCGCTCTCCCAACTGAGCTACTTGGGTAAGTTGCCGGCTGATAACCCTCAGTCGGCGGAAGGGATATTAGGATATGCCTATGTCTCTTCGTAAGTTTCCGTGATTTCAGCAGGAGCGGTATTGCCATCCTGCGGCTTCTTGAAAGTCAAGGCATATTTTTCACCTGCTCCCTTTGCGGCAGTGATAACACGCCAGCGGTAAGCACAATAGACGTCCTCGCTCTTTGAATTGACAGTCTTAGCCACCACGTCACCCTCTGGGATGAGAGCTGCGTGCGTGTACGTGATAAGAGCACCGTCCTGAGTCGTATAGGCCTCTTCTGCGCCGATAGTAGTGTTACCCATGTAAACGCCAGGGAGCTCGGCGTCTTCCGGTTGGATAGCCAAACGGTAGTTACCCTCTACGATACCGTCGATGGTCTTGAATGGCTGCGACTGGTTCTTCTTGATAAAGAGCTGATATACAGCCTCGTAGGTAGACTTCTTTGTCTTGCGGTCAACAATTCCGCCACCTTCCTCAACCTGGGTCATAGTATCGCCTTTCGTTGGAGTAACAGTAGTAGTGCCATCCTTTGGAGTTGGGAGCTTAGTCCACTCGTTCTTTTTGCTACCTACCTCTTGAACGTAGATAGTACATTTGCCCCATGATGTTACTGACATAATTTAATCGTTTATGAGTTTATATTCAACTTGATTATTTATTACATGTTCTCCCGTGCTTGTTGCATATACCCTCTGCTCAATAGCGTGGGCTGCATACTCGCTCGTTCTGAACGTTTCCAAGAGATTCCAAGCCATTTTGCAGATTTCGTCAACTCTGATAGTGTTCTCCTCAAACTGCCCATCTACGTCCTGGTCTTGTATATATATATTTACATTTATAATCGCCGTTTGAAGCTGCGTTCCCTCATTAGCCAAGATGGAGATAACGACATCTTCCTTATGAGAATTATGCGGTCTCATCGTCTTTGACAGCTTGCCATTGACGTTGTTCATGAAACCGCTTTCGTTGATGTACCGGTAAACATCTGTCTTAATTGCTCCGTCTGATTTCATATCTTCCACTTGTTTATTTCATTAACTGCTGAGTCTATTGCTGTCTTCACACGCTGCTCTACAATGGATGTGGCCCATATCTTCGTTGATGCGAGGACATCCTTGCTTTCCAAGGCTTCCACCTCTCCTGCGTATTCCATTCCGGCAACGACAACCAAAGCATAAACCCTGGAATATTCCTTAGCAAGGTCATTGATCATCTTCTTGCCCTTTGCAGAGCCGTCTGTGCCACTGAGAACCTGCGAAAAGGCTGATTCCATATATTTACTTCCCTGCTCGTACACGGCGAAGCCTATAGAGCTTCTTAGGTTGCCCGTATGGTCTATCCAGCTTTCTTTGGCAGACCTGTTACGGATTCTAACCACAGATTCGTCTCCTAGCTTGCTCAATGCCTTAAGCACATTCTCCTGTATCTTCCTTGCGGCTCTTTGTAGGAAGGCATCAAGAGCGGAAGCGCTGGTTGTCATTCTTATGCCCATATCTTACACTGGAGTTGATAACGATGAAATCCCTTGACCTTGATAATTACCTCCTCAGCCCCCAAAATTTCTAGCTTGATAAAATCCCCATAAGAGAACTTTTCAATTCCTACGGGCAAATTATGCACTTCGTAGGAGTAGTAATCAATAGAACCGTCAGATGTAACTAACTTGTTAGCCTCGCCAGCAGGAACTACATCACAAGTGCAGCAGAACTTCCACTCGGTCTTGCCCTGGTGATAATTTCCATCATCATCTGTATAGCCAGCTACCTTCTGCTGCCTGTATAGCTTTGAGGCATGAAAACTCAATAGACTCATCAGCAATTAATGTAAACTGTCGGCTTCGGAGTAAGTGAAACCTCCTCCTCGCCGATAGAGTTATATAAACGATTGACTTGAACTAATATAGCCTTTCGCTGGTCTTCCGAGAGGGAACCTATTGATTTGTCCGCTTCGGAGAAGCTAACGGCTTGTATGAGAGAAAGCAGACAGTCGGCAAGCGTTCCTTTGTAGGCGTCACTTCTGGCAACGTCACCAGTGAACTCTGATTCGATATCGAGGTCACGCTTTATGCAAGCGTTTTCCACGAAACCATAGGGGATAGGGATGTGTACCTCATCCACCAAAGCTTGTCCGACCGTCTTCATGATTACTCCTCAGCTTTAGCTGCGTTATCCTTGAACTCCTTCTTCTTTGTAGGAGGCAGCTCATTGTAGGCATCAATAATCTCCTTGTCGCTGGCATCACTAGCAAGTGTAGCACCAAGAGCGTTGAGAGTTGTGATAGCCTCCGGCTTCTTGTAGGTCACATCAGAGATTGTTACCTTAGCGTCCTCTGCATCTGCTTTCTTCTTTTCGGTATCAACCGAAACGTCTGGGTCTGCCAGCTTAGTATTAATCTGATAGATTGTATCAACGTCCTCGATGACAGGCAAGCAGTATGCCTGCACCGCAGTTGTCTCACGCAATGGATCAGTTGTTGAATACTGAGAGATAAGCTTGTAATCAATCTGCTGATAGGTTACACCTGGCACTCTGTTGGTTGCCTCTGCTACCTGACCGTAAACGAGGGCACCAATCATCTGTGAGCAGACACCGATAATCATATCGTTGTTCCAAGGCTTAACGCTCTTCTTTGCACCATCATGCTCCAAGCGGACAGTGCGGTTGATGATGCGGAATGATACACCGGTCTCGTCCAAGAATGCCTCCTGGAATACGCTGGCAGTAGGAACCGGCAGCTTTGTGTTGGAGTCATAAGTCTGACCCTTGTAGTTGGCAACAAGCTCGCGAGCGTCTTGTGCCTTCTTCAGTTCGTCAAACTTAGCCTTACCAATCCAGAAGATCAAGATTGTGTTGCCATCATTCGATGCTCGATCGATACATTCTTTCAAGTCTGCAACGGTAATACCAGTATCAACATTGTTGATGCCGAGCTGATTTTCTGGCAAGTACTGATACTTGATACGGAGCAACTCCTTTGGATTATCGTCATCACGAACAGCTACGTAGCCGTTAGAAAGACCATACAGAAGGGCGTACTCATTACGCTCATCAACACCGACATTACAAGCTACCGGGTCCTGCGCCAACTTACGGCGAATCTCTGCTGTCTGACCGCCCTGTGCTTCCATGAGTCTGAGAGCGAGGATATCTGACTCCTTCAAGAACTTCTTCATACCGACCTTTGGCAGTTTGCCGTTGGCGGTTGAAATCTTGTCACGAGACTTCAAAGGAACCGGAGAATCCACTGCCACGTAGTCAGCAGCTACGTAAGAGGTATCAACTGTGTCGGCTTCCCATTTGTTGTCGGTAGAATAAACGCGGCGGAGAATGGATGTATCTTTGTGGAGATACGTCATCTCGTTCTTGCGCTTACCGTTAATCTTCTCAATCAATGTCTTCAGGATTGGGAAGAAACTCAAGATATACTTAAGAAATAAAGAACTCTGTTGCATAAATCACCTCCTTAACCGATTGCATCGTGTCCCCACTGAAGAGTAGGAACGGCTGTTTTCAAAGCTGCCTTGATCGTATCGACAGGATAAGGGACAGCCTTATCATTAGCCTCACCTGCCGTCATAACACCTACATGAGGGGTATCTGCAGGAGCAGTTGTCATACAGACACCTACATACTCGTGATTTCCCGGCAATGAATCATAAGCCCTATCTGTTACAGGCATTGGCTTATACTCGCCAGACGTAGTGTCACGAATGATAATGTGTCCGCACTGGATGAACTCTCCAGAGAAACCTGTCATGTCAAGAACGACACCACCCATGATGCCATTCACGTAATTTCTGATGATTACAGACTCCTTGCCTGAATCAAACGTTTTTGTCTTGCTTACGCCATACATAACTTTTAAAATTTAAAGATTACATTGTTTCGGCAAGCTCATCAATCTCATTGTCCTTGATAACCTCAACCTCATCCTTCTTAGGCTTTCTCTGAGCCGCAGGAGCACCAAGTTTTCCGAGACCTTCGTTAGCACGCTCTTGATCGATAGCTGCCAAGTCCTCCACAACACCATCATAGAAATCGTCGAACTCAGATTCGTTCTCGAACTTCATCTTGTCGAAATTCTTCAAGACAGTCTTTCCGAACGTACCTTTGTCCTTAAGGAGTGCCTTCAGCTTAGAACGGCGGCCATCATTCTCACGCTCTGACTTCAAACCGAGGATTTCGGTCTGCAAGGCTTTGTTCTGAGTAATGAGTGCCTGCGCCCATGCTGGGACCTGCTCATCTTTCTCTCTCTTCTGTTTGCGGATTGGTTTCTTGTTGCCGGCAGGGTCATCATCATCGTCATCGACCTCGTCGTCATCCAAGTCTTGACTATCCTTAAAACTCTGGATAGTACGCTGCGCAGTCTTTTGCGCAATCTTAAGATAAGGAAGAACCGCATTGACCTGCTTTTCAATCTCTGCGTTTACATCCTCGTCTGAGGCTTCTTCATCGAGTTCTAAGTTATTGGCAACATCGGCAGCAATACCCTCTAACTCCTCTCTACTGAACCCCAACGCCTTTGATTTGGGTTTCAGAATAACTAAAACTTGCTTCGTTCTTTTTTTCATTCTAACTAAATATTTAATTGAACAATAAAATTCAAGAAATATCCCAGTACGAAGCGATAGCAATAAGTAATGCTGCAAAATTATAAAAAAAGTATTTAATCACCAAATATATTGCAAGGAAATATACTTAATGATTAAATACTTTATGGTTACATATAAATATTAATCTGGATAATTGAGCTTATCCGGTCCTGCTGTGGATAGATATACGGAGAACATATCACATAGCTCTTTTGCTTCTTTTAAGTCGTTGAGCCTATAATTTCCGCATTCCACTTCCGATGCACCTGGAATCGTCTTTGATAGCGAACACGCTTTAAAAGCTTCCACTATCATTTCCTTTATTAGCTTTGAAGTCCATGTACCTTTAAGGATAAGATAAAAACCTGTAAGACATCCCATCGGACCAAAATACAGAACGGAATTGCTAAGAGGGCTATCATTGCGTAGGTAGTCCGCCATCAAATGCTCTATTGTGTGCGCGACAGCAGGTGACATCATATCTTTGTTTGGCTTGCACACGCGAATATCGAATGTGGTAGCAGTCTCCATGCCCCATTTATCTACTCTCGAAACATAAAGACCTGGCTCCAGTTTCGTATGATCAACTTTAAAACTTGGTATCATTCTCTAATAATTTACAAACAACACTAAATGCCTTTTCGGCAAGACTATCCCAAAAACCTGCATACTGCTCGGTCTGGTTCGGCTCCAGGGGATTATCACTAATAACTCGGATGGACGTAAAACCAATACCCTTCTTGTAGCATACCTGCGCGAGGGCAGCAGACTCCATGTCAATAGCACATACGTTATAAGAATTAGGAAGAAACTCCTTAATTGCCAATACCTGCTCTCTCGTAGTGACAAACTTATCTCCCGTAGCTATTGTTCCTAATTGGAATCTTTCATCCATATCAATCCAGGAGAAATCAGAAGGAAAGACTGCCGGCATACCTTGAACTTGCCCGTTTGCATTCGGCTCTCCGCAATATACATCGTGGTAGCAGTACGAATTGCCAATCACGACATTACCAGGTCTCAATCCTGCAACGGCAGCACCGGCACATCCTACCGATATAACTCTTGTAACAACGTCATTTGCGACAGAAGAGAGAAAATCGGTTAAACCTATAGCAGCATTTACCTTTCCTATTCCCGTCTTAAACAACACCGTGTTTTGCATATCCGACTTCATAAGCCATTCTCTGATAAGGTCGTATTCCTTATCCATAGCGGTAACTATGACAATCATTGCGCACCTCCTTTCGTTAGCTTAAGCTTCTTGCAACGGTTGTAAATAGCATTCTCATCCACTCCAATCTTGGTAGCAATGGCTTTTACCGGGTACTTGCCATACATTCTGCGAATGATGAAATCCTCGTCAGCAGTAAACACGTGGCTCTTGCTGATACCCATTTCCTTCATCTTTCGATGGATGGCCCAATAATTACGATTGAGCTGCTTTGCAATCTCCGTTGTCGTCATCACCAAAGCGTTAACCTTGATGAACTCAATCTCTTCTGCGCTAAAATGTTTTCCTCTACTCATTATTTAATATTTGGGTTCGTTAAGCCGCCCAAGGCTTTCTTTCTCTTTCTGTTATATCTTCTGTTTGCAGCAATCCTTTCAGCGTTCTCTTTACGATAGACTTCCATTCTTGCTAATAAATGTTCCTTATGCTCCTGGTAGTACCTTCTATGGTATTCCCGGATATCCTCCTCACTTCTCGCCATGAACCTTGTCTTTTATAAGTTCGTACAGTGATGGGCTGAGTGTGCTCCATTGATCATTCTCATCTTTCACGAGATAGAATCCATCAGGAACATAGAACTCTCGATTTCTCAACCTAACTATCAATGTCTGTTTAGTACAGTCTCCGCTGACAGTCTTTACTAACTCTGAAACGTCCGGGCATTTCCATAATTCTTGGATGCTCTCGGAAGATACTTTAATTGCAATCATATCACTTGAACTTAATAATGAAAAACTCATGGTCCAACCACTTGCCTGGGCAAAGACCTTTCTTCGGCTTGCCGATGGTTATACTCTCAATCTCCTTTTCTACCTTTGGGCTATCGTCATAGTAGCCGTTCTTGAATAGAACGTGAGAGAATGGTACGAACTTCATTGTACCATTATTCAGTTTCTTCTTGATAGTATTGGTGTCTATAAGCATCTCAAATGTCTTACCGATATGAAGCTTATCGTACTTATCGAAATCTTTGAATTCCTCATCCTTAATAAGGAGAAGGCGACTCATCCAAAAACCTTTAATTACCCGATACTCTTCATTCTTTTCGCCCGACACTATCATATCGAACCATTGCTTGCTAACGATGAGGGTCAAAACCTTTTTCTTCGCATCAGATAAATACTTATCCATTACTTTAGTTAATCTTTCCATAAGCTAATCTTAATCATTTTAGATGAACAACAAAGTTTTTTGGCTTAAACTCGACAAAGCCATTGTCCTTTTTCGTTTGAGTAGTCTCAATACTGAAACCTGCGCAATCCTTAACGAGAACTCTTATTTGAGAACCAACCTTACAGGAAAGCTGAACATAATCAACTTTCTTAAAGTAATGGTCAACAGAATTTCCATACTGAATATGAGGTTTGCCATTACTATCTAATCTAGCCGTTAATTGGTCTAATCTTTCCTCCCTCTTTACACCATCGACTAATGTATGACACCAAAGTGGAGTGCAAGGTAAACATACTAGTCCTACCTTGCCTTCTTTTATTTCATCAAACTCCTTCTCACCTACGGTAATATTCAAAAATGTCATGTGCTAACCCTCCTTCTTATTTATCTTAGCTATGCGTTCATTATAGGCTTCATAGTCCTCTTTACTAATCTCAGTAACGCTATGTATGAGAGTTGTACCGCTAACCATATCATCCTTGAATTTCTCTTCTACGTCAGTGATGAGGTCCATTATAGGATAGAACTTAATATCCTCCTCTTCCCCTTTAACGGAGCTCGTAACTGAGGTATAGGTTAATTTGCCATCCTTACGCATGAAGGCGGCTACTGCGTAATAATATCTTTCTCTTATCATAAGTCATATCTTTTTAGTTTATTTGCACTACTTGATATATCTCTAATATCGAAATGAGTTTTACCAGCAAACCTAGCAAGGAAAATTCACCAGCTTGCGAGAATATCTTTCTGTAATCTTTTCTGCCTTTACGATACGATGGTCAACTCTGCCATGACAACCAACTTTAGTGGCATAATACAAAGCCCATCTAGGCTCCCAGTATTGCTTTATCTTTGACAGCTCTTTAGAAATGTCCAAGCCTTCCAAGCGCATCAAGTCATATAAAAAACTGCCAGAGTGATACTTCATAATTTTCTTTGCCAACCTAACTTTCATATACTACTTCTTTTTATAACAAGGGCAGCTCTCGGCGTGAATAACACAAACTCCGTGTTTCGTGTCCACAAGCAGATAGTCATGCCCATTCCTGGTAAATACTGTTGTACTAAATTCCTTTGCAGGTTCATCGCTATTAGCCAACGAGCGAATGCCCTCAAATATCAATGCACCGACAAACAAACACAAGACGAACCAAACGGCTGACTTAGCTAAATTTAAAATCTTATTCTTCATACGCTACTCCTCCTCCTCATCGAATTTGTTGCCAACAACATAAACTTCAAATAAATTAACAAACGGCTCGTAATTGTCAGCTTTATCTAAACTCTTGAAGGCAAACGTTCCTTCTTCTTCAATATAAACTACCTCATAGAGATTGTCTATACATAAGCTATTCAACTTTTACACCGAAGGGAGTTCCGTCGGCAAAGGTGAACCATTCAAAAGCCGTTTCAAAATCAAGACGCTCAACATCTGTCTCGATTCCGTCTGTCTTTATTCTTTGAATAATGAGGTAAACGTCCTTACTGCTTTCTATGACCTTGTATTTAATGAACGGCTCATGTTTTCTTATTTCTTGCCAGCATTCTTCTTCGGTATTGAATGGTCGGAACTTTGCTTCGCTTTGTTGTTTGATGCGGTATTCAATATTGCTCCAAAACTCAATCTCTTTCATTTCCGTCCAATCATTCATACCTTGCCAGCTTTTGCTTAATGCGCTCGGTTTTGTTCTACACTCAATTACCTTTCCTTCTGCAAATGCCTGAATAATTGGCAGCATTTCTTTAGCTTCTTCTCTTGTCATAATCAATCCTCCAACTCTTTTTGAATGTCGTTCAACCACACAAGAACTTCATCAATATTAATATAAGAAACATATCCCTCTTTATGCTTTCTTAATTGATTCTTCTTTTTAATAATTATATTAATTGCAGTTACTTTACTCATTGCTTATCCTCCTTTTTTCTGTTTCTTTCTATATGCTTTAGTTGCGCTATACTTATATTGCCATATCGTTTATACATACTTTGGAGATATACAATATAGCCAGCTAATGTTATTTTATTTGCATTCATATTCTCTTCTTTTTACCACCTGCGAATACTTGTGTCATGTTTATCGCAGATTTAATATCTTTGTACCTGACACCACAAACAGTTGCCACATCTTTAATTGCCTCATCTAATTTGAATTGTCTAGCCAAAAACTGATTATTCTTTATCAAGCCTACAATTTCTTCTTTTGTATGAATGCCTTTCCAAAATAGTTCGGTATGACTACCACCTCTGTCGTCATCTACAGAGAACGGAACACCATAATTAGTATAAACCTCTCCGTGATGCTTGATGAGATGGCGACCAGGATTCTTTCGGATATTATTTATCCAAGTTTCATTATCGCATTCGCGCCATATCTCATACTCTGCCCCTGTCAGCGTTTTGTCAATGCCAATAGGATAATGACCGGAACACCCATTTGTTCCAAAGTAAATAATTTCTGCCATATTCTCTTCTTTTTACCTCTCCATGATGTTATCAAAATAATAACGGATTGGAGTCTTTATGAGCCTTTCACTCATTAACGTTCTTCGATGTGTACTAAATGCTTGATGCCTTTTCCACATAAGAGTGCTCTGAGGTGAATTGTCAAGCGGTAATTGATATTTTACGGCTACACCTAATGACAACCAATCTAATTCGAGCACGGCTTTTTCGTTATTATCTTAATTTTACCAAGGAGAGGGTGGTTAGTTACTCAGTAACAACTTCCCAATCTTCCGCAAATACATCAGATACGGAAGGAACCCAAGAATCTGCTCTTCCATCTGGATTGATGATAAGCATCTGATTAGTATAGTCAATGTGAGGATTCTCACGGTTCATCAAGATGATCTTGGCAGACTGAGGGAGTGACTGCATATTAGGAATGATGTCACCTGTGATATGAGAAGGAACCTGCTTAACGATAAACAATCCCTTGCCATTCCATCCCTTGCGTCTTACCGCAAGACCTGCCTTCAATAAGTCAATAGCACCACCGAAGTTAACAGAGCCTACTTCACGATAGGCTTTCTCAAACACGTCCTTAGGAGACCAGCTTTCATAGCCGCCCTCATAGACTACCTTGTAACCGTCTTCACGATTCATGGATTTTGGCACAGCATCATCTTTGAGATACACTTTTCCATCAACTCGCCACGCTGGGGTGGCATTCACAACTTTTGTTCCAATGTACTTTTTCATCTTACTATCTATTTTATATCCTTTGCAGGATGGTTAATCAATCTTCTTGATACTATCAATTTCCATAGCCCATAGTACAAACTCTCTATTGGAGCGAGTGCCATCTTTCTTAGTAGGGTTGATTCTTACTTCAATCTCACCATTATAGCCACTGTAACCTCGTTTAGGGGCGATTCTTGTAATCCAACAAACATCACATCTGGAGCAGCTAACTTTGTCTCCAACTTTGTATGGAAGACTTTCGATGTAATCATTTACGTAAGAACAAATCTCATTGTTAGCATCATTGATAATGCTTAGTTGCTTGGCAACCTTTACTTTTAATTCTTCTTTTGTCATATCTTTTAAAATTATGCCCGAAGGCGTTAAACTTTCATTTCATTTATGATGCAAGGGTTCTCTTCATCAAAACTGCATACGACCCCTTGCAATGTGCAATACCCTTGGTTGCAATATTCACAATAATCTTCCATATCTACACCTCCATTTCTGAGTTAAGTCCTAGACCGAAGAGAAGATGCTGGAGTTGATGAACAAAACTAATACTAGCAATATTATGTCTGTCTAGACCTACACACACCAAGAACTCACCCAAAGTTGTCATATCTTTTGTTATATACAGATAAGCTCTTTTTGTTGGCAATCTATACCAATCATAACCATCATCCTTCCATCCATTTTTCTCTAGAATCTCAGGAGTAAGACGTACTGACTTTATCTCTTCAATATCTACAAAACAATACACCAATCCTTCTTTAGGGCAAGACAAGTCAAAATGGCTTCCGTCTCTTGGCTCTTTGACAACCATGATTTTGTTGTCATACATAACAACATCACCAACAATATATTTCTGTGCCATACGCTTTACTTTTCTAAAGATGAATATATCCATTTACTTCACACAGAACCTTTTCTAGCAGGTTCTTTAGAATCTTCAATTCATCATTTGAATATGTAGCTATAGGATAACCATCAAGGGTAGTTTCGCCAAAATAGCTACGACTTATCTTTAATGAGTGTTTATTCTTTTTCATTTTTCTTTGCCTTTTACAATATTGTACACTTGTTTTAACTCATCTGTTGATAAGCGTTCGAAATCAAAAGAACTGATAGCGTAGACGAGTTTCTTGCGAAGATTCTCTTCTTTAACATCTGATATTTCCTTTTCTGTAGGAACAGATATTCTTCTAACATTCCATCTATCACTACCGCATTGCCAGCCCGAATCTCTTCTAAATCTAGCGTTATTAACAACAATTTGAGTCTTTGTCACTTTATCAACCTTGGCGATACGTTTGTAAGACATACCTGTAACTAGTACTTCATCGCCCTCAACTAAATCTTTAAGCTCTTTCATTACTCACCTCCTTTGACAATTAAATCAAGTAGTTCTTCCACAAATACCCAATCAGTAAAAGTATATGCTCTAACTCTAATTTCCCACATTTCTTGATATGTGTCACAAGCAGTTTCATTTAACATAGCGTTCATATCGTAGAGCTTCTTATTACTATTCACTTTTGAGAATGCGAGAATCTTTCCGTTATCATTTCTAGGAACTTCGCTAGCAGGATGAATCAATTTATTCAAATCGTCCAAGAACTCATTGATAGCCCACTTAGCACCTAGTCCAATAGCTTCTTTGATGTCCCCCTCATAGAACATTTCTTCCTTTTCATCATTGTTGAAGACTATCTCTTCGCCATTTAACAGAAATCTATCTTCATAGATTTCTTCCTTGGCAGCTTCTATTTTCTTATCGTCTATCATAACTTATTTCTCCTTTAAACGTTCTATTAATTTATCTGCGATTTTGATGGCAGAATTAACAACACTGTCATACGTAGAGTTAGGACGTTGTACAAGACCTGCTGCAACATCTTTTGCTATCTCATATCTTCTCTGCTCCCAAATGTTTTCTTCGTTATCATTATTCTGGGTAAAGCTTGAACAAAGTATTACATCCTCCTCATTTTGTTTGGGTCTTTTGCTACAAAAAAAATATCTGGAGCAGTAACTACATAATCCTTTCATCCCTCACCTCCTTTCCACTCATCAGTCGTTCCTAGTAGATGTGCTGTCTCTTTGTTGTAAGGAATACAATACTTACGACTAAATCCGATACAACGAAAAGGATATTGTGATTCTTCTTTATAATGAGAAAAGAGGTCAGCTTCCCATACATCATCTTTCTCATTTCGCCCCAATACTTTATCGAATGTCTTAAACTCACACTTAGGCTTTTCTATTTCCAAAGTTTTAAGATCGAGTTTGCCACCAATTTTTTCCTCAATATTATATATATAGATTTGAGCAGCATTACTTTCTTCAATATGAAAATGTTGGGTAACACAAGTATAGCGTCCTGGGACATAATTTTTATAATTCTTATTAAGATAATGTCTACCTATAAAGGTTGTATATGTATCATCTGTAAACTTTTCGAAGATAATATGCGCATTATTCTCATTAACCAAGATATCGCCCTTCTGCCAAGCAAATTTGTTCCAATCACGCATTTCTTTTGATGGGAAAACGACACATTCTCCATCATCATACAATTTGCCATTCTTATCAAGATACCCTTCTCCACCATTCATAAAACCAAACTTTGAATTATAGAAGGATATTTTGAAACTTTTATCATCTACTTCTTCTAACTTGCATTTACCACAAGCGGAAGAATATAACTTCGTTCCTTGCGGCTTATCCTTTAGGATTTCCACTATATTAATCTCAGTTTCCATAACTAAACCAATTTTTGCGTTAAACAATACTGGTAGTAACTCATACTACCAACGTTTTTTGATATTTTTGGCAGCTCACCATCATAAGGAGTGACTTTCAATCCATCAATGAAATCAACATTCTCAGTTGATACCTCAGTATTATGCTCATTCATAAACACCTTTTGCGCTGTCGTAGAATGGCTTTCAGCTCTCAGCTTTCCAAGTGAACGCCAAACCTGCTTGCGATGAATAAACAATCCATGCAAAGGAATAGTTTTTACTTCTACTTTTGTTCCCATACCCTTAACCATTTAAAGATGATAATAACTATTTGATACCCTTGCGCCCAAATCGAAGCAGCCCACGGCATCCGGCTTTAAGAAGCGTTTCTCTAACTTCTCCAAAGCCTCTTTATACTTCTGCTCCATGTGCTTGCAATGAAGTCTCTGAGCTAATTTAAGTTGCTCGACAACACCCTTGCGAGCAACTCTATATTATTTATCGGACATCATAGCCTTATTCGTTCACATAGTTGATTACGTGCTCCTGTGCTTGCTCATGCAAGTTATCAAAAGCGTCTTCTATAACTTTTGCTGTCTGATTGCCATTAAGGTTCTTCAGCATTTCGCCAACAACTTTTACCTGATGTTCTATAGGTAAAGAACAGAACTCTTCAACAAGGAAGCTTTTCTGATAATTGTAAGACATATCGTGAAATAAGTCTGATAAATCTACGTTTGCTTTATATACTGACATAATCTTAATCGAAAATATGATGGTTCAACTTTCTCTTTCTGAGGTTTCTCTTAATCACTTCCATATCCTTGTGGTCGTTAGTGTGGTCCGCAAGAAGCTTGATGATTTCATAGATGTCATTTGCGTTATCCTCCAGGTTGGCGCAAATATTCTCATCACCGAAGAAACTCTTATTAAAGGGTTTCAAATGGAAGTAGTACTTTTTGGCTGCATCCTGCATTTGAGTGTAGTGCATCTTCTGCTCTTGCTTGTAGCGAACGCTTAACAGCCTAAACATGCCCTGCTCATCCTTGATGAGCTGATCTAATACATCTGTTACCATTGCAATCAAACAGCCATTGACCTGCAGGCGTTGAATAATCTTTTCCTGCTTCAAGCCAGATGTTACACCAAGCTCTGAGAGTGTAACCTTCAAATCGTTTACTGTAACTTTCTCTTTTCCCATTGTCTTACTTTTTAATTATCAAACCATAAACCTGCATATCTCCATTCCCAATGAAGGCAAGTGTCATTAGGCTTCTTGCCTTCACTATAGCATATCTCGGAAGCTATGCAATTACTACATATATGCTTCATAATCATGGAAGTTTAGATACCAAATAATCTATCTCCTTATCCGTAAGCTCCAAATCGTTCTTACGCTTGAACTTGATGATGGCATCTACTCCGACCTCGCCTTTAATCAACTGATAGATGGCATCCTCATCAAATCCCTTATCTAGGTCCTTGATAAGTTCCATTCCTAAATCATAGATTTTCTGTTGAATCTCCTTTTTGAGGTCTGCGTTAATTCGCTCTAAAGCTTCTGTTTTCTGACTAAATCCGCATCCTCCCTCAATGGCGAAGTCGTTATTGATGTTCTGACACATCTGGTCAATGTCCTTGCTACCGAAGAACTGAGCGAAATAGGTATCGCCCTTCAAGGACTGTAGAATATCGATTTCTTCTTGCTTTGTCATAACTAATCTTCCTTTCTTTATTTATCAAATTCTTCACGCAACTCAATAAGTTTGTTTGTGAAATAAACCATAGTTTCTTTCAAAAGTGAAACCATGTCTTTGTGATTGAGTATGTCTCCAACCGCTGTGTAGTACTTAAGATTATCGTTCGCCTCAATAAGGTCAAATTCTCCACAGCTTGCCACATTGGTGTTGAAAGACTCTTCCTGGAAGAAGCCATTTTTTTTCTGGTAACGAATTACCAGGCTTCTGTTTCTTTCGACTCCTTTTAAATTCAAACAAACGTTAAGTGACTTAAAACCAAAATCGATATATTCTACCTCCCAATCAGGACAAACTGAAATTACATTAATAATCTTAATCTTGGCTGACTCAAGTGTATTCTTGATGTTCTTTCTAACCTCTTCCTTCTTTGTTTCAACTGAATTGTTCATAATCTTTATATTTTTAATTGGTTCAACTTATAAGGTAGGCTCTGAATAGTCAAAAGTACTACCTTTTATCTATATGCAAAGGTACGAAAATTTTCT